CCTACGACGCCGAACTGTTCCGCATCAACACCTCCCCGAAGGGAGCCGGCGCTGTGACCACCCCTCGTCAGGAGTACGCCAACCTGCTGCGCGAAGCCGCGAGCATCGTCGGCCACTTCGGGATCACGCCCGAATCCGACGACAACGTCTTCGACTACAACCCCGCAGACCTCGACGACGGCATCGTCACCGACACCACCCCCATCAAGGTGTCCGCGCTCGGCGCGTCCATGCTCGCCGACCGCGCCAACGACGACGGTTACGAACTCCCCGTCGGCTGGCAGCGCAAGTCGAATGAGCACTGGTCCAACCTGCCGGCCGTCGCCGCGTTCGCGCAGTACCTCGTCGCCGAGCACGGAGCCATGGCCCGTGCCACCCACGCCGACACGATCGACAGCTGGTGGCGGAATCCCGACCACAGCGACCGGTTTCCCGGCTGGCCGAACCGCCGAACCGAGGAAGTTGCCGTGGGAGTACTGAAGGCTGCCTCCGTCGTGATCGAAGGCGGCAGGTTCACGCCGGACTCGCTTGCGGCGGTGATGTCGTGAAGATCCTGCGCCGCTGGCGTGACGACCGCGAAGTTCTCCACTACGTCAAGGCCATGAACTGGGGCCGCTCATGGGCCGCCTGGCAGCAGGCCAGCACTCTGGCAGAGCTCGGAGAACTCACCGCTCAGTGGCTCGAAGGCGCCGTGCCCTGCCTGCCCATGTACCTTGGCGTGCCCGCCCCCGAGACGAAGCCGCTCATTCCGCACCTGGCCGCCTACAACCGCTGCGGATACCTCACCCACCAGTCTCAGCCCGGGACACCGCTGAGGAACGGCTCGGCGCAGCGTGCCTGGGTCCACGGATTCGGCACCGCCGAACTCGCTGACCGCATCGAAAACACGCTGCTCGACAGCGACCTGATTGTTTGCACCACCCCGCCCGGCGGCGACAACCCCACCCGGATCTGCGTCACCATCGACGATAGTCGTGCTTACACCATCGGCGGCGCTATGCGCGCCAGCTACCTCGCCGAGCAGTACCGCGAAGAGGTCCCGGTCGCGCTTCCGGCGCTGCTGAACGCCTGGCAGATCGAGGTCATCGATCCGCAGTGGGGACGCAACGACCTGCTGTGGGGCCGGTTGGATCAGGCGCTGTCGGGCCAGCCTGTGTTGTTGGCGGTGAAGCCGTGAGCTTCTTCCGCCGTCTCCAGGCCCCGCCGAACCCGCTGCTGGAGCAGTACACCGCCGCTACCGGCCGCCCCGCAGCCGATGCGGTCGGCGACACCGTTGCGCCGCAACTCGTGCCGGTTGACATCACCCCATGGCAGCCGATCTTCGCCGCGTTCGCCTATTTCGCCGAACACCCCGGCGCACCCCACCACACCGACCCCGGCTTCCCGACCGCAGCGGCAGGAGAGATCTGATGCCCGACGACACCGGCACCGACGAGGCACTCGTTGAAGTCTGGCAGGATCCGGAGGTGGCGCTGACCGCCGATGTCGTCTTGTTCGGCGAGCGCGACGGCGAACTGTACGTCCTGATGGTCACCCGACGCTACGACCCGTTCATCGGGTACCGGGCACTGCCTGGCGGCATGGTCGAGGCCGACGAGGAAACCATCGACGCCGCTCACCGCGAACTCGGCGAGGAAACCGGCATCAGCCCGGCAAGCCTGACCTACGTCGGCGTCTACACCGCCCCGCACCGCGACCCGCGAGGCCGCTACGTCAGCTTCGTCTACACCACACGCCTGGGCCACCTGCCCATGCCGACCGCCGGCGACGACGCCAAGAAAGCCGAATGGGTGCTGGCCGACGAAGCCCTGGCGACCGGAACCGAGCTGGCGTTCGACCACAAGCAGATCATCGGCGACGCCCTGCGCGTCGTGATCTGAACCAAGCTCCCGGCCGTCACAGTCGGAGGCCCCCAAGCCCACTGTGACGGTCGGGCCCCATCCTGTCGAGAGGAGAGAACCGGACATGACCACCATCACCGCGGCGCTGCTCCTACTCGGCACCTGCCTCGCCGGCTTCGGCACCACCGCATTCCTCGCCGTCGCCACCACCGGACCGGACCGCGAAACCCTCCGCCTCACCTGGCTCGCCGCCTGCTACGGGCGCCGCGCGGCAACCGCCGGCCTCGGCCTGTGGCTCATCGCATGGCCCACCACCGGCGCCGCCCTCACTCTGCTGCTGCTCGCCGCCGCCAGCTCGGCCACCGCCTCGCACATCACCCGCGGAGCCCCCGAACTGATGCGGAGGACCCCGGCGTGAACACCGATACGAATCAGAACATTGCCGCCGTCGCGATAGGGGATAGAGTGGATCCGGGCTTGGGGCCAAAGAACCCGACGATCCTGTCCGATCGCCGGGCTCCTTTGCCGCACGCGTTCTCAGGAAACGACGTGGACACGTCCAACGATAAGCCCAGCAAGCGCACCGGCAAGAACCCGCCGCCGGCTGCGGCGGTTTCCGACAAGACCCGCATCATCATCCTTGCCGGTGCGATGTTCGCACTCATCTGCGCCGAAGGCTGGTCCGCACCCACCCTTTTCTCTCTTGCCGAGCAGGCAAAAGCCCCTAAGCAGCTGGCGTGGCTTTTGCCGGCCGTCCTCGACGGATACGCCGCCACAAGCATTTGGTTCGGGAACAGCGTCCCCAGGGAGCACCCGGCGCACAGGCCGGCGATCGCCAACACCCGCCTGGCGCTGTTGTTCACCGTGGCCTGCAACGGCGTATTTCACTTGCTTGCCCTTGCCGGAAAGACTCTGCCCAGCTGGGTTCATATCGCTTTGCTGGTGACCGTCACCGCCCTGCCGATCTACATCACTGACCGGCTGGTGCGGCTCTACAAGCTCGCCGACGGCACCTCGTCGGCACCCGCCGTCGGTGCCGACGAGAAGGCCAAGGCGCCGACGAAGAAGGTGCCGACCGAAGCGCCGTCGGTGCCGACCGCCGCCAGCCGGGGTGCCGATGTGCCGACGCGGTCGGTGCCGACCGCCGACCGGGCCGTTGGCACCGGCGCCGACGAAAGTGCCGACCGCGGTGCCGACGTCATCGACATGGCTGCCGCCGGCGCCGCCGCCAAGCGCAACACCGAACAGTGGGCGATCACCGTGTTGCCGATCTACCGACGCTACATCAGCACGCATCACGGACAGGAACCCAACGCGCCGCAGCTTGCCGAAGCGATCAAGGCGGCAGGACTTGGCGAGCTCGGGAGGTCGCGCGCCCGCGACGTTCGCAAGGCAACCGAAGATCTGCACGCCGCGACCCCGTGGACCGAAACCGAGAAGTCGGAGGCGGCACGATGACGATCGACACGACGCGCGACACCGAGAACACCACCCCCGTTTCCCGGCCCGGGTCGGAGATTCGGCCTGCCCCGAATCCTCCTGTCGTGTCGCGCCACCCCGACCAGATGATCTACGAAGGAAACGTTCTCGCAGCTCAGCCGCCGAACGCAGCCGCGTTCCACGGCCAGCACCCCGCCTACGCGCCGCTGCCGCTGCACATCGCCGCGCTGCACGACTACAGGCACCTGCCGCGTCAGCACCCGCAGTTCCTGGAGATCATCGCCCACTACCACATGTGGCCGGCGATCACCACGCTTGGCTACTCGGCGTGCGGCTGGTGGGCGAACATGGAACCCAACCATGTGTGGCTGATGCTGCCGTTCCTTGCTGGCGGGGCGCTGTTCCCGGTCGCATCCTGGCTCGCCCACCACTTCCACGGCGACCAGGCCGACCGCCACATCACCCACGGACTCATCGTCGGCAGCCTCGTCGGCTTCGCCGGCGCGGCCTCCGTCGGCGCCGGCTTCTCCGGCATCTCGGCAATGGCGTCACTTCTGCTCGGCGCCATCGGCACCCTCGGCTCCATCGGCTGGCGCCGATCGACCAAGCATGCCGCCGCCGACGCTGCCGTCGACTACATGCAGGCCGCCGCCGCCGCGCCGATGCCACCGGCGCCCGTTGGCGCACCGACGCTTCCCGTCGGCACCGCCATCGGCACCGGCGTGCCGCTGTCCGATGAGGCGGCACGGCTGCACATCGCGTTCGCCGCAATCGGCGTGGAGCCAATTCAGGTCGACGCCATTCGGCGGCTCGGCCCGGATACCTGGATGACATACATCTACACACCCGAGTCGAAATCTTTGGACTCCCGGTGGTTGAACACCCGCGCCGATACTTTGCGCGGCAATCTCAAGTGCCGGGCCGTGCAGATCACCCCGACATCCTTGGGGAACCGGTTCGAGGTTCGTGTGACCGACGGCGAGGAATCCCCGCTGGACGAAGTGCAGCTGTGGCCCGGCCCGAACACCGACGACATCACCCAGCCCATTCACATCGGTGTCGATGAGGCGCTGCACCCGATTTCCATCCGCCTCAAGGGCCGGCACACCCTGTACGGCGGTATCACCGACGGCGGCAAGTCCATCGGCGTGAACGTCGTTGCGTGCGCTGTGGCGTCGGTGAAAAACGCCGTCATGGTGCTGATGGATTTGAAGCCAGGGCAGCTCGAACTGGGTCCGTATGAGCGAGTTGCCTACCGGGCGGCTTTTGGCGTTGAAGACGCAAAGCTTCTGCTGATAGCGCTCGGCGCAGCCATGGAGGAGCGCGGGCAGATCCTGCGGGAGGAACGCGAGCGCACCGGCAAGCCGGTGAAGGAGTGGGACCCGAACAACCCCGCGCACGGCCCAGCAATTGTGGTGCTGATGGACGAGCTGGCGGAGCTGCTGCGGCTGGACGCCACGCTGTTCGAGCTCTGGATTCGGCTGATGCAGGTGGCTCGCGCACTGGGGATCTACATCATCGGCGCGACCCAATCGCCGTCGAGCAAGGCACTTGGTGGCACCACCGACGGCACCGGGCAGTTCACCAACGTGGTCTGCTACCGCACGAAGACTTCGACGCAGACGAACGTCATTCTGGGGCAGGGTTCTCACGGTGAGGGCTGGCGCTGCGATGAGGTGACGCTGCCGCTGTCGGGGATGTTCCGGCCGCGGACCCCGGAGTACCCGCGTCCGTTGGTTGGCCGTGGCTACATGATCACGCCTGAGCGGATCATGCAGGTGATCGAGGAGCACGAAGACGACCGCCCGGCAGTGGACGAGCGCACCCACATGGCGATGGAGAAGGTTCTGCACGGCCGGTGCGACCCGCGAAACCCGGACGGCCCCGGCAGTGGTACGTCAACCTCCGCCTCGCCGGTTCGGCACCTGCACGCGGTGGAAGTGCTGCGCTACCCCGACAAGACGGAGGTTGACGAAAAGGACCGCGAAGCCTGGGACTTGTTCCGCGCCATCGGCTCGGCGACGGTGAATGAGTTCACTGCGCACGGACTTCCCGGCCTGAAGTCACGGGAGCCGTGCATGCGGGTGCTGAAGACGTTCAAGAACCATGCCGGTGCCGTCTCGGAGAGAGATGCCGATGGCCGTACCGAACGGTTCGTGTGCACGGTGCCGATGCGCCGGTCGAAGGAAGCCTGATGAGCCGGCGCAAGCGGAAGAAGTCGTCGTTCTGGGCGCCGCAACGAGTGGCCGCGCGGGTGGTGTACGGCGACGAACGCAACCACCCACACCCGTTCCGGCGGATTGCCAGCTGGTTCAAGACCAAGACCGTCGCCGCAGCCAGTCGCGACCCGCGCACCGGCACCGTGAAGTCCCGCGGCATGCGCCGCACCAAGGACGGGTGGCGCCTCGACGGGTCCCGCCGCACCCGCACCTACCGGCCTGGCGAGGTCGATCCGCCCCGCGCGGCCCGTTCGAAAGCTCGAGCCAGCAAACGCAAGACCGACCGTACCGCGCGAACGAGCCGGGCCGGGCGGGCGCCGGCGCAGGCCGCTACCGATGCCAACCTGAACCTGGCCCGCAAAGCCAAGCGCGGGCCCGGCGGACGTATGAACGGGTCGGTGTCCGGCGTGCCGAAGATGCCGACCCCACGACAGGCCGTTGGACTCCAGCGGTTGGGCTGTGACTGGTGCCGAGGAACCGGCACGCGCCCGCTCACCACCGGCAAGGGCCGAGTGAAGACGGTGATCGGGATTGCGCCGTGTGCGCACTCGTGGGCGGTGCCGAACCACGGGCCAGGACAGGACCCGCCGGACCGGTGGGATTCGCTGGTGTGCCCGCCGTGCTCAAACACCGGCTCGGCCACCGTGAAGGTCAAGCAGGGCTCCGGTCCCGCAGTGGCGGCCGAAGTGCCGTGCTTCACCTGCAACGGCTGGATCAGGCACTGGTAAACCACGGAAAAGTACAGCAACCGAGGAAGGGAACTTTACGTGCCCGACAACGAGTGCATCCTGTGCGGCGCCCCCGGGGGCTACCCGTATTGCAGCGACGTCTGCTGTGAAGCCGACACCGAAGACGAAGAGGAGTAACCCCCCATGCCCGCCGCTACGATCACCGCCCTGTGCGCCATGCAGCACTTCACACAGAACGAGGCAGTGACCCGCACCTATCTCGCCTCGAAGGTGCAGCAGATCATCACGCGCTCGGGGATCACCAAAGCGGGCGTTCGCTGGCCGACCGCCGGCGCCCTATCCGATCGTCGCAGAAGAAGACCCGGACCACTTCTGGTCCGGGTCTTCTTGCGTACACTTGCGCAAACGCGTTGACCAGCACGGGCCGACATCCAGCACTGGTCGCCACACGAACCACACCAACACCGCAGCACCATGGTAGATCCACACCACAGGAGCCGCGGTGAACGACAACCCCACCCCCTGCCCGGGGCACAGCGACCTCGCACCCCGCGCCGGCAACCCCGTCTGGTGCGGGCCCTGCGCCCGATACCTCCGCGGCGAACTCGACGCCCTGCCATACCTGGCCAGTTGCCTTCAGCGTGAAGTCAGGAACGCCACCAACAACAGCGCAGAGCGCGTTTCAGGATCCCCGGAACGCCCCATCCACGAGCGTGAGAAGTACGTCTTCCACATCGAGAAGATCGAGGGCGTGCTCTACGGATGGGCCGGCATCGTCATCGAAGACCGACGGCTGGCGACCGCACTGCCCACACGCCAGGGGACACGCCAGGGGACACGTATCGATGCTGCCACCGCCTTCCTGCTTGTTCACTTCGACTGGCTCATCGCCGATCACCCGAACCCGGACGCGTCCACAGCCTTCGGCTCGGAGATCCGTGGCGTCTACCGCCACGCCCGGAAACTCACCCACACCGACGAAGTCCGGCCCGAGCACTGCAACGGCGTCGCCTGCCCCAGGTGCGATCAGCTGATGTTGGAGCACGAAATCGACTGGCAAGGCCGCGCCACCGGATACATCGCGTGTGCCAACTGCGGCGACCTCATGACCACGCCCGAGTACGAACGCTGGACGAAGCTGCTGACGGCGCCGCTGAAGCGGGCCGCTGCATGAATATCGAGCCGCTGACGATCTCCCAGGTCATGAAGATGACCGGACGGTCCCGCCGCACCATCGACCGGTGGATCAAGGACGGGCACCTACACGCCGTGGACCTCGGCGGGTTCGACGGTGTCGTTCTTGACCGCGGCGAGGTCGCACGCCACGAGAAGCAGATGCGCGACAACCAGAAGGCGAGCCGCCATACCGCCCCGGACGTGGCAGCTTGACGCTGACCAGCGTTTGGCGGATCCTGTGATTGCCTGAGTGCAATGTCACCGGGCGGGAAAGCTTCAAGGCCCTGAGCGGATCACCTCCGCCCGGGGCCTTCGTCATGTACGGGAGGCTCCCGTGTTCGCAGTCCTCGCTTTCGTCGCCGCCCTTCTCGGGTTCCTCCTCAACGGGCTGGCGGCCCACACGAACAGCTGGTTCAGCCCGATGAGTCTCGGACTCGCGGCGCTGGCGTTCCTCGCGCTGCACCTTGCGCCGCTTGCCGCCGGGGTCCCGTCGTGGCTGTCCCGACGTTGACCTTCGCCCACGCCCACGCCCTCGACGCGCCGCTCGCCGACTACGACACGTGGCTCGACGGCCTCGAGTTCGGCCTGTGCACTGCCTGTACCCGCGATGCCTGGCGCGGCGAGACCAGTTGGTGGCACGCCGACGGCAACCGGCTGTGTCCGGCGCGCAGGATGCGTTCGCCCGGGTTCTCGCCCGACGTGACCGACGACTGAGCCCGGAAGGCAGGTGCCGGTGAGCCTCGAACGTCAGCAACGCCGCGCCGCAGCGCTCCAGGCAGCCGCCACCGTCTTCACCGCGGGCGCCGATGACCTGCCAACCCGCGACCTGCGCACCATCACACGGCATGTCCTGAACGTCGCCGACCTCTTCGAAGCCTGGCTCGAACAGCCAGCACCCATCGTCACCGCAATCCTCGTCGCGGACACACCCGTTGACCGAAACCAACCACAGGAGAACCCCGTGTCCATGGTCATGCCCGACACCAAGAAGGTCACCGTCCGCGCCCGCGCCGAAGACGCCGAAGGCGCCATGGTGCCGGACGACTTCACCGACCCGACCGGCCTGTACCTCGCGCCGTTCACCTGGGCGTTGGACGACACCACCGTCGGCCAGATGACCGTCGCCGGCGACACCCTGTCCGTGGATGTCGAGTCCGTGCCCGGCCAGGTCGGCACCGTGACCGTCACGGCCACCGACGCCAACGGCAAGTCGCTGCCGCCGTTCACGATCGAGATCGACCCGAGTGCGGCGGTGTCTGCGTCCCTGGTCGCCGACACCCCCGTCGACCGCACCGACAGCCCGGCGCCAGCCGAGCCGACCGCCTGAGTATGAGCACATCGAAGGCCTACCACGCGGTTGTCGACGAGCTCCACACGCTGCTCGGCGAACTCGAAGCCGACGGCCACCGCCTCGCCGCGTCGATCAAGGCGCGGTTCGAGGAGTTGCTGACGATCGTGAAGGGCGACGCCGAACAGGTCGCGCACGACGCCGAGACCGCGGCCGCGCCGGTTGTGGCCGAGGCCGAGCAGGACGCGGAGCAGGTAGCGAAGGACGCGGCCGGCGGGTTCATTCCGGGGCAGCGGACTTCGGCCAACGCGTGACGGAAACGCGCCCCCAGCGACCCCAAGTCCGGATCGTTCACCCCGGCGGCGTCCGACGGGCCGCCGGAAACACGAAGATCTACGTCGATGACGTGGACATCACCGGCACCGTCACCCGCGTCGAAATCGCCATGGCCGCCAATAGCGACCGTCCCGTTGAGGTGAAGCTCACACTCATCGGCGCCGAACTCGACATCACCGGCGACCTCGTTGAGGAGGCAACCTCATGACTCTGTCCGGACGCATCGTAGATGACCATCCCGAACTCGACCGACTCAAGCCGATCCCGCTCGGCATCGTGACGCACCAGGTCCGCCAGATCGGCGACACGGTTTTCGGGCGACGGCTCACCGCAGGGCCCGGTGGCACACTCGGCCGCGTCGAGGCCGGCACCGGCACCTACCGCAGCACTGCGGCAGCGATGACCGAGGCCGAACGGCGCGAGGCCGGACTCCGGCGGAACGGGCAGCGCCGATGACGGGCGGCACCCGTACCGTCTACGCCAGCATCGGCAACTCCGACGACAAGCTCACCCAAGCCCGGTGGGCGGCGTTCCACGACAAGTTCACCGCCGCCGTCCGCGGGCAGGCGCTCCAGGTCTACGGCGACTGGTCCTCCCCCAGCACCGACCCGTGGCAGAACGCGTGCATCGCCTTCGAGATCGGCTACGAGACGAGTGAACGGCTCCAGCGGGACCTGGCCGAACTCGCCGCCGAGTACGACCAGGACTCGATTGCCTGGGCTGAAGCCGACACGAAGTTCATCACCCCGACGGCGCCGGCGATCGCGGCAGACTTCACACTGAACACGCTCGCCGACGACATCCTCGACTGGATGCGCGAACGCAACCTGTACAGCGACCGCGCCACCGGCGAAACCCTCACGATCGAGCACGGGCATGACGGCACTGTCCGGATCGTTAACCCGCCCGACGAAGCCGCCATCGACGTCGCGCTGCTGCGCCACCACGGCCTGACCGGCGTCGCCTTTGACGACGGCGTCCTCAGCATCGACACCGAGACCGGGCCGGTGCGGTACGAGGCGTTGCACGCCACCGACCACGGCTTCACCGTCGTGTTCCGCCGCGAGGCCTGAATCGACGTAGGGGGCGCGGTGTCTCAGGTTGTGTTCCGCCGCGGACTTCCGCCGGCCGGAGTCTACGGGTGCGTCCGGACACGCGGGTTCCTGCCGTGGCTGGTGCGCGTGGTAACGCGCTCATGGGCCAACCACGTGGTCATCTCCATCGGCGACGGCCGACTTGTTGAAGCCGAACCCGGCGGTGTTCGGATTCGCGACGTCTCCGAGTACGCCGGATGCCGGGTTGAGTACAACGAGGCCGAACCGATGACTATGCAGCAGCGGGCCGCGGTCGCCGAGTACGCAGAATCCAAGCGCGGTGAAGCCTACGCGTGGGCGGCCGACGCGGTCGACGGACTCGCGGCACTCGGGCTGCGATGGCGAATCCTCGGGCGGTTCGCCGAAGTGCGGCGCTCGGTGATGTGTTCGGAGCTTGCGGCCGAGGCGGGACAGTGCGCCGGCCTTGATTGGCTGTGCGGACAGCGCGACGCGTGCCGGGTCACACCATCCATGCTTGCGGCACGCCTTGATATGCAGGCATGGAATGAAGGGGGCCGGCAGTAGTGGCCATCCAAAGCCCTCCCCCGCAGAACCCCCGGACCGGACGGTTCCTGAAGACGCTGGAGTCGGCCGAACGCGATGCCGAAGCCTGTCGGATGCTGGAGCGGGGCCACACCTACCAGGAGATCGCCGACGCCCTTAGCTTCGGAAGCCGAGGCCACGCCTACACGGCGATACAGAAGGCCTTGGCGGCACTCCCGCGTGAAAGTGCCATGGAACTGCGACGGGTACGCAGCAACCAGCTCAACTACCTGCTGTACAACGCGATGCAGATCATCGGCGCCACCCATCCCGTGGTGTCGCAGTCCGGGCAGATTGTGCGTGGCGACGACGGTGAGCCGCTGGTCGATGAGGGGCCGCGCCTCGCCGCGATCGACAAAGCCCGGCGGATCATCATGGACTTGGCGAAGCTTGAGGGCACCATCGCGCCGGTCCGCACCGAGGCGGTGATCAGCATTGACACTCTCGACGCTCAGATCGCCGCCCTCACCGCCGAGCTCGCTGGCGGAGCTGACGCTGCAGAAGATGGTGCAGCTCCGGGAGCTGAAGGCTGAGAAAGCGCGCCGCGACGCCGAACGCACCACACGGCGCTACGGCCAAGATCCGGCCCTGTGGGCGCGGGAGAAGCTCGGCGAGCACCTATGGTCCAAGCAGGTTGAGATCGCCGAATCGGTCCGCGACAACCGGCTGACCGCGGTGCAGTCATGTCACGGCATCGGGAAAAGCTGGACTGCCTCCAGGCTGGCCTGCTACTGGCTTGATATACATCCGCCGGGCGAGGCGTTCGTCGTCACCACCGCCCCCACCGGCGACCAGGTCAAGGCAATCCTGTGGGCCGAGATCAACAAGGCGTTCTCCAAGGCCTCCGCACGCGGCAACCCGCTCCCCGGGCGCATCAACGAGACCGACTGGAAGTACGACAAGTTCCTCATTGCGTTCGGGCGCAAACCGTCGGACTACAACCCCCACGCGTTCCAGGGCATCCACGCCAAGTACGTCCTGGTGCTGCTCGACGAAGCCTGCGGGATCCCGAAGCAGTTCT